GAGCAGTTTATGAAGATATTGCAAATGATGCTACTGGCTTTGTTGTAACAAGTGGAGAGGTAAACAACTTAGACACCACAGCTTATTCAATTGGTGATAAATTATGGCTTAGTCAAACAGCAGGACAAGTAACAACAACACCCCCAACGCAACCAGCTCACACAGTATTCATTGGTACAGTTACACGATCACAGAATACAAATGGTCGTATCTTATATGCTATACAAAATGGTTATGAACTAGGAGAGTTACATGATGTATTATTAACTGCACCAGCCAACAATGAAACTTTGGTTTATGAAAGTTCAACTTCACTTTGGAAAAATAAACCTATCCTAACGGGTTTAGGATGGTTTAAAACAACTGTCACAACAAATTACACTTTAACTGGCACAACATCTGAGACTATTGTTAGTTCTACTCAGTTAGCTACTTTGAGCAATGGCACTATCTTTAAGATTAATACTTTAAGAATCACAAAAGGTGCAGTTGCTGGAAGTACTATTAGAGCTTATCTAAGTCCTAATAGTAATAATCTAAGTGGAGCAGTTCAGATACTTTCAACTGGTTCTACTATTGTTACTGGTACTAGATTAGCTACAATAAGTAGAGTATTTGAGATTGAAGGTGGTAACATTAAAGGATTGAATGCGGCCACTGGAGTTATCAATGACAATGGCACAAGTACAGTTGTGGGCTTAGATGCTGCACTTCCTTCAGGTACTTTATATCTAATTGTAACTTTTACAAATTCAGCAGTCGGTGAATCAACTACTCAAGAGCTACTAGACATCTCTAATTTTTAAGCTATGTACACAATTATAGAAACTACTACCAATAAAGTCTTATTTGCTAAATTTGATAATGAAGTGTTAGAAGGTCAAACAGCTATTGAACAAATTTGCACACTTGATAACCCTGAGCAAAAAGATATTTATTATAATTTTGAAACCAAAACATTCTATATCTAATGGCATACGCAAAAAATGGTGAATTCAATGTGCTCTATCCTACCAGGAGAAGGATGGCTAACATACTTAAGAGAATACTTAGGAATGATATAGTAGATGGTCAAGGGACATTGGTAGAATCTATCAGAATTAATGCTAAAATCACCAGCTTTGAGAAGCTAGAAATACAGATAGTAGCAATGTACTACTTTATTTTCCTTAACAATGGTGCTTTCTTATGGAATGGTGGTGTCATTACTCCTAGAGACTATGTTAACACCTTTACAAATGAGCTAAACAACTCAGGAATCACAGCAGAAATATACTCACAGTACACAGAATGGCTAACAAAACGTTATCCAATGCTTAAAGTGGCTGAGATACTTGAGAAAAATCAAAGAATAACATACACATTTGAGGCACTTGATCCACCAGAAGGATTCAAAGTAGGCTATCCATTAGATGTTTAATTCCTTCTTCATGGCTAACATGTTGAAGGTCATGATAAGTGGTAGGTTAGTGACTTCTTCAAACTTAGTGAGGTCTTCATTGCATAGAGAATAGATTAATCTTTCCCATCCCCATTTTAACTGACTCTTTTCTTTTTGTATTTCTTTGGCCTCTTCACTATTGGTAGGTCTTACCTCATCATCATCCTCAGCAGTATTGTCATGGAATAAGTTACCATAGGTATCCATGAAGTTCTCTCTAAAAGATATGAACTCAGGAATAATTCCATAGATGTCATTGATTTTATACTCATCAAATAGCTCATGTCTATCTCTTGGACTGAAAGCATACGGCTCATAAATAGTCACACCCCATTCATTGGTAGACTTTTGCCTATACATAATGGATGCAATGTGACCAATGTGCTTATTGTAGTCTTTTGAAAAGTAGAACTCAAGGTCAATATACTCACCAATGGTTAACTTATCTAGTGGCTTATAATGATAGTCATCAAGCTGTCTCTTAAAGTTCTTAGATGGCTCTGAATTAATGTACTTAATATCAGCCAGCATCACAGTGACCTCTTCAATATCTAAGTCTTCAATGTCCTCAGAGTTAATGTCTGCTAGTGCAGCGAGAATCTCAATCTCTCTACTGAATACTTCTTGAATACTGTATAAGTCTCTGACCTCTTTATATTGGAATACATCAATCTCACTCCATGATTTCGGTAGGTACATCCTTTGGCATTTGTTTAGATAATTTCTGACCAATTTCAACCAGGTATGGGACTGCTAACTCAGCTTTTAACTCTCTAATCATTTTAGCTTTTAGCTTTATGTGTGCATCTACATAGTGCTCAGCTTTAGTCAAGTCAGTACGTTTGAATAAAACAGCTAATAACTCAGAGATGTATCCTTTGTGCTTGGATGCCATAATTCTCTCAATGTGCTTAGTGTCTTTAACAGATAATTTGAACTGATCCTCAAATGCAACATAAGTGTAACCATCCAATTCTAGTGTGTTCACTAACTCAGGCTTTGATTGAATGTCATTGAAAGCTCTTACTATTTCTTTGAACTCTTCAATCTGTACATCATCAAATTCAATGGTAGGAACTCCTAAGAATTCAAACACTTCTAAATGCTTATCAATTGCATCTAGCTCTACTTTTCCATGAATAGTTGTGATTGTTTCAAACTGCTGTACTGTCAATTCATTCAATTGATTAGGTACTTCTTTACCTAGTATTGTTACCATAGATTTTAATTTTTAACAAATATAAGAAGTTTTACAATATAGGCATGGATAGACCAGTCTATAAAATAACTATTGATGATGACTACGCTGATGGTGAGAACTTAGGCATAGAAATGATTGCTTTTACTTCTAAGCCTGCTATTAAGGTTAAAGGTATGGCTTTCAACTCTAATGTGTTATGGCATTTTAGTGATTCTGTTAAGATGAGGATAGTTGCACCAGCAATGATTCCTATGAAAATTTATAGAATGGATGAGGATGGTGAAGAGTATGATGCTGAATTCTCAGTAGAAGTAATTGAACAAATCCATTCTAAGTTCATGCGTAACCTACAGAACAAAGACATCTTTAACCTGGAGCATGATGCTAGTGAAAAAGTACCAGCATACATCCTAGAGGCTTGGATAGTTGATAGTCCTAAAACTGACAAAGCATTCACTACTTATGGTATTGAAGTACCAAAAGGTACATTGATGTTGAATAGCCAAGTAACAGATAGAGCTTACTATGATGAGCTTGTAGAGTCAGGACAAATTGGTTATTCTATAGAAGGCTTTTTAGGTATGAAATTATCGGAACAAATTAAATTAAATACTATGAAATTACCTGACGGAGAACATCTAATTGAAGGCAAAATCTATGTTGTAACAGACGGAGAAGTTGTTGAGATTAAAGATGTACCTACAGAGATGGAGGCTGAGTTATCAGTTGATCCAGCTGTGGAAGAAGAAGTGGCTGATGCTGAGGCACAAGCTACAGAAGAAGCTGAAACAGAAGAAGTAGCTATGGCTATTGACCCAGCTGTAGATGCTGAAGCTATTATTGCTATTGTGAGACCTTTATTAGAGGAGCACATGAATTCAGTTATCTCTATGATTGCTGCCCTTAAAAATCAAATTGAGGAAAGCATCACAGTAGAGACTGAAGAAGAAGTTGAGTCAGTTGCATTGACTGCTCACGAAAAGTTTAAAGAATTTGTAAAATTTTCAAAATCAAAATAAAATGACACGTAACCTAAAATTCGACCTAGACATCGAGACAAACGCACTTTTATGTGCAAACCCAGATGAGTTTTATTCAAAAGCATACTTATCAAGTCCTGACATTGCTAACAACTTCAGAACTTTACCAGGTATCAAGAGCAAAACTAAATTAGCTAATGTTACTTTTGGTAGCTTATTGCAAGCATCAACTTGTAACTTCTCTGCTCCTACAGATACATTGGATGCAATTGACATTGATGTATGTCCTTTATCAGCTATGGCTCAACTTTGTCAATTTGACTTAGAGCAGTCTTTCTTAGCTTTGCAAATGTCTCAAGGCTCAAATGGTGACTTCACTGTTGCATCTTTCATGTCTTACTACTGGAATGAAATGGCTATGGTTATTGGTCAAGATTTAGAGTTGTTAAGATGGCAAGGTGACATCGCATCAGAAGACGCATTATTGTCTTTGTGTAATGGTTACTTAGTTCAATTGTGTTCTGATGCTAAAATTGCAGCTGGATTGTATTCAGGAGCTATCTCAACATCAAATGTATTGACAGTATTAGAGGCTGTAGTTAACGCTGCACCAGCATCTATTGTACGTAAGAAAGCAGACTTAAGATTGTATGTTTCAACAAATGTAGCTAATGCTTATGAGTTGAAAGCTGCACAAGGTAACACTCAGACTTATGTGACTTTACCATTAGGATTGACTTTCTTAGGAATCAATGTAGTAGTTTGTGAAGGTATGCCTGACAACACTATCGTATTGACTTTGAAAAACAACCTAGTATACGCATTTGATGCAGAAGGTGATTCAAAAGCATTGAAAGCAGTTAACTTGTCTGATTCAGTTGCTGAGCCTTACTTGAGAACTCGTGCTAACATGAAAGCTGGTTTCCACTACACAAACCCTTCTGAGATTGTTGTATACAATGTATGTTTTGACTAGACATTAATACAAGGGGAGTAGTAAGTGCTCCCCTATTTTTAACCTTTAAAACATAAAAAGACATGGCATGTGATGCACTTCAAACCATCCTTAAAAGTTGTGACAACAACACTGGTGGTATTTATAAATTTTACGTCAATCAACAAGATAATGTTGACATGACTACATTGACAGTTGACGCTGCTGATGACTACTTAATTGATAACTTAGACCTAGTAGGTGGAGCTGATCCATTTATTGAGTTTGAATTCAGAAGAAACACATCAAGCTACACTGAAGAGTCAAACATTGACTTAATCAATGGTTCTTCTTTTGTTACTCAGACTATTAACCTAATGTTTCACAGACGTGAGTCAATCAAGTCTAGTGCTATTAAAGTATTAGGTTCTGGTCAGCAGTACTTAAGTGGTATTGTACAAGATGCTAATGGCTTATACTGGTTCTTCCCTTACTTGCAGTTAACTGCTACTGGTGAAGGTTCTGGTACAGCTAGAGCAGATGGTTCTAAGTATTCAATCACTTTGCTTGCAGAGAATGAATTTTTAGCTTACCAAATTGAAGCATCTGTAGTTACAGCTTTGTTAACTCCTGCTCCATAATCTATTCTTCTCCATAGATAAAGAGGCCTTGCAGAAATGTAAGGCTTTTTTTTTAATTAAAATTTTTACTAAGTACAATATAGGTATGATATATCTTGAGAAAGACTCAACCAATAGTTTTGTGCTGACTTTAACAGAGGTCACTACACTATCAAATGCTTACTACTTGTTTGAGTTTGAAGATGAGTTTAACACAACACCTAACCCAATTTACTGGCAAGGTGCTGACACTTCATTGTGGCCCTCAAGATTTAATCTATTCACCATTACTGATCCCTTAGATATTGACTTTATAAAAGGTCAGTACAGATATAAGGTTTATGAAAGCTCTACTCCTACATTAGATCCAACTGGATTGACAATGATAGAAGAAGGCAGAATGGTAGTGGCTGGAGCACAAACTAACTCAATTTATGACTAATGGCTTGGTATAGTAGATTTATAAACAACAACAAAGGACCAGAAGTAGTAGAAGGCTATCAGTCTTTCAGTACTCCATTTGGTAAAGTAGGTGGTGCTAACTTATCACTACCTTATGTCAATGGTAGATACCAGGTGGCTGGCTATATTCCATTTGGTCAGGATAATCTTTTCCCTGAGCTACTTAATCAGCTGTACTATACATCACCTTTACATGGTGCAATAGTTGACTTTAAGACAAATTCAGTTGTTGGTGGTGGTTACACCTTAAGAAATGAAGGAATGACCAATGAGGACAAGCTCAAGCTCTACACCTTTGAGAAAAAGATTAAATTAGGCAAAGTAGATAGAGCTATCTCACAGCAGTTGATAGTACATCACAGAGTATACTTCAAGCTGTGCTACAATAAAAAAAGAGAGCTATATAAAATCTACAATGTGTCACCTGAGAAGGTCAGAGTAGCTAGAGATAAACAGACCTACTTCTTATGTGATGATTGGTCAGCTCGCATTGATGTAACTTCTATAAAAAAGTACCATCCAAGCAATACTGACTCTGAGCAGTTGTATGTGTATGAAGTAATGACATTAGGTCAAGAATATTACTCACTACCACAGTACACCTCAGCTCTTAACTTTGCTTTCCTGAGTGGTGAGCTTTCATACTTCGCAAAAAGTAACATCCAAAATAGTGTCTTTCCTTCCTTTGCTATGATGTTTCCTAAGAGACCACAGTCAGAAGAGGAGAAGTCAATGATTAAGGCTACAATTGATAGGTTGAAAGGTGCGGCTAATGCTGGTAAGGCTGTAGCATTCTTTGCAAACTCATCGGACCAACTACCTAAGATTGAATCTTTACCAACAAATGGCAATGATAAACTCTTTCATGAGGCATCAGCTTTGAACACTGAACAGATTTGTTTTGCTCACACAATTGACCCTATCCTTATGGGTGTTCGCACTACTGGTGCATTAGGTGGTGGAGCTGACATCAAGCAAGCATACGTAATATTTGAGAAAAATGTAGTCATGCCATTAAGAACTCAAGTTGAGGAGATAGTTAATGAGCTTTTAGAGATTGCTAAGATACCAGGTGAATACACTATCAATAACTTTCAAATTATCAATGAGACAATTGTGGAGATTGAAGGTGATGCTAGTAAAACAGCTGATGCTATCAACTCACTATCACCATTGGTGGCTACAAAAGTACTTAATGCAATGACTCCAAATGAAGTGAGAGCTCTTGCATCTTTACCCCCTATAGAAGGTGGTGACGTAATGCCAACTGAAACACCAACACTATGATCTATTTTATAACAGAGACTTACCTTAAGGTCAACACACCAATCACAGCCAATGTAGATGTGACTGATGTTACTCCATACATAGCTACTCAGGCACAGCTTAGAGTGATGCCAATACTTGGGACCACGTACTACAACTATCTACTTGCTGCATACAATGCTCAGACTCTTACAAATGATGAGGAGACACTTGTTACCTTTATTCAGCCAGTAATAGCTTGGAGAAGTGCAGAGGATGCTATCTTTGGCTTGACTTATCAGTTAAAGAACAAAGGACTGCAGACACAGTTTGGTGACTTCTCAGCATCTGTGAGCAGAAGTGAGGTAGCATTTGGAATGGAGCACTATGCACAGAAGGCATCATTTTATGAGCAAAGATTAATCAGATACTTAATAGCTAATAAAGACATTTATCCTGGCTTCACAGATAAGACTAATAGAGACACTGACCTTAGACCAATGATAGATGAGTGCTCTTGTGATTGTGTTGGTCAATGTCATAGTGGATGCCATTGTGGAGGGATGAGAGAGAATGGTTATAATAATTCAATACTTATTTTGTGATGGGATTCAATGAGATAGCTTTTACTATAATAACTATCCTACTATCAGGGATAGGTTACTTTTTAAAGAATGTACATAGTGATATAAAAGCTGTGGTAAGTGAGCAGAAAGAGATCATCGCTGATGTAAGTCATCTTAAAGGTAAAATTGACTTGGTAGATAATGAGGCAAGGCACAGAAGTGATGCTATTGAGAAGATGACACAGCTTGAGATTAAACATTTGGCTGAGCACATTAGTGAGTTGACTCAGTCAGTTAAGAAATTAATAGAAATACAACTAGTAAAATGACACTAAGAGACAGATGGTGTGCCAAAACACCTAATTTTTGGATCAAAGTCCGCAACTTATCAATCACTATTGGTACTATTGGAGCTGTCTTATTGACTTCACCATTCACACTACCTACTATTGTAGTAGAGATGGCTGGATACTTAGTCACAGCTGGCACAATTGGAGCTACACTATCACAGTTAACAGTGCAAAAATGATAGAATTTTTGTTAGGAGCTGCATGTGGGATAACATTAGGAATAATTGTAATCAATTATTATGAATTATAACTGGCTAAAACAAGAGACTGGCCCAAGAATTCTAGTGCAGGCTGTCAGTTTGATAGGTACTAGAGAAATTATAGGTAAAAATCACAACCCTATCATTTTATCCTGGGCAATTGAGCTTGGACTTAAGGCATACACTAATGATGAGATTCCCTGGTGTGGTCTATTCATAGCTTACTGTGCTCACAAAGCTGGTGTTGAGGTAGTAGATGGTCCATTGTGGGCATTGAACTGGGCTAAGTATGGCACAAAAGAAAACACTCCTATGTTAGGTGATGTATTGACATTCAAGAGAGATGGTGGTGGTCATGTAGGCTTGTATGTTGGTGAAGATAGAACACACTACCATGTACTAGGTGGCAACCAAAACAACCAGGTGAATGTGATGAGAATTGCTAAGGTAAGATTGCATCAAGCTAGAAGAACAGCATGGAAAATAGCTCAGCCATCCAATGTAAGAGTAGTAAATTTATCAAGTCAAGGAATAATAAGTAATAACGAAGCATAAATGAAAACACCCAAGAAAAAAAAAGACATTAATATCAACATTGATACTAAGAATGTGGATGTTAAAGTTACTCGTAAAAATGGCACTACAGAGGTTAAAGTAGACACTCCTAAGGTAGACGTAGACTTTCATAAAGAAAGTGACTCTAAGAGCCTTAAAATAGATACAGAGAAGGTAGATGTCCAAGTGAACAATGGAGAGGTTAATGTTGATGTAAATGAGCAGTCAGGCTTTGTAGGAAAGTTAATAAAATTAATTCTCAGAAGAAAAAAATAAGTATATTTGTACTGCATGTATATTGTTTGGTTACAATAACACCTAAGAGGGATGATCTAGTGATAGTTTATCCCTTTTTTTACCCTTGTAAATGTTAAAATATGTTAATTAATTTACATAAGTGAAAATAGTTCTTAACTTCGCTACATAATTATTAACAAAAAACCAAACACATGGAAGGAAAAATCGTTTATTTATTAATACTATACAGCATAGTAGCAACTATAAAAATTTTAACCCTTAAATCAAAGTAACATGCAAAATTTAATTAATCACATCATTCAAGAAGAGAAAAAAAGCTGGGACATGTACCTATTTGTAATGGATCATTTTGGAAAAGAGTCTGAGCCAGCAACAAGATGGAAGTCAATTTGGAATACTTACAACATGATGATTAAAGAATTCAACTTGACTACTCCTACTAGGAGAAGAAACCTAAGTAAATTCAAGCATAAGCAGTATAAAATCATTAAAACTTGTGAGCTATGATTTGCCCTGACTGCAATGGAGAGGGTACTGTAGAGGTACACTACTGCACATTTGGTAATGAAATTCACTACACAGAAGAGGAGTGTGGATGTAACAACGGACAAATTGAAGAACATGAACTTAGCTGATATTGAAAGTTACTGGACCAAGAGAGGTCACTTTAACATCTTACTATACATTAACTACCTAAGAGCTAAAAATGAAAACATACAGAGTCACAATGAGAGACAAGTCCTTCAAGATAGTGAAGGCATACGATCAACAACATGCCATCCTACTAGTGGACAGATGGCCAGAATTAATCTTAAAAATTGAGGAGCTATGAAAAATACACACAGAGTATGGTTAGAGGACTCAGTAGAAGAGTTAGGTGGATTTTGGTGGTATTGTTACCTTGACCACAATGGATGCCTACAAGATGAGAAGTATCATGATGACCTACCAGAGACACCACAATGGTATATTAATAATGGTTATAAAGTAGAGGAGCTATGATTGAATTGGATGTTAAGGCTTTGCAGTTTAAAAGAATTTATTGCAAAAATAAGTTTAGAACAAAGAAAATGAAACAAGCTA